TCAGTCGATCAAGCAGCACACCAACGGCGATTGGGGCACTTCCATCACCGTGACCTCGACCGTTACTACCGAAGGTCAGTCGACTCTGCCAATCAGCTTCACTGGCTCGTCGAAGACTTGGAACGTCGGCGACGTGTTCACCATCGCTGGCGTGTTTGCAGTTAACCCACAAACTCGTGAGTCCACCGGCTCGCTGCAGCAGTTCACCGTAACTGCCGCTGCAACTGGTAGCTCTACTGCGACTTTGTCGATCAGCCCTGCGCTGTTCTCCGCAAGCCAAGCACTGGCTACCGTTACTTCGCTGCCTGCTTCGGGCGCTGCCGTAACCATGCTGGGTAACGCAAATGGTCAGTACGCTCAGAACTTGGTCTACCACAAGGATGCGATCACTTTCGCAACCGCCGACCTGCTGATGCCACAAGGCGTGGACATGGCTTCTCGCCAAGTTCACAACGGTATTTCGATGCGTATTGTTCGTCAGTACGACATCAACAACGACCGTCTGCCTTGCCGTATCGACGTTCTGTACGGCTACAGCACAATCCGTCCGCAAATGGCTTGCCGCCTCTGGGGCTAAGCACTGGTGGGGGCTTCGGCCCCCATTGACGACTCTATTTGAAAGGAAATTATCATGGCACTTCCTAACGGCGCAGGCGGCTATCAGATTGGTGATGGCAACCTTAACGAAACCATTTTTCAAGTTGTTCCAGTTCCTGCTACTGCAACTGCAACCGCAACACTGACTGCAGATCAGGTTCTAAACGGCATTCTGCTGGGTAGCCCCGGCACATCGGCTGCCAGCTACACGCTGCCAACCGTAGCTGCTCTCGAGGCTGCACTGCCTAACTCCGATAAGCCAGGCGTTTCGTTTGACTTTTCTGTTGTCAACGTCGACGGTTCTAGCTCGGGCGTTATCACGCTGGTGACCAACACCGGCTGGACGCTCGTAGGTTTGATGACTGTTGTTGCGACTGCAGGCACAGCCCAAATCTTCCGCGCTCGTAAGAGCGGCGTGGGTACTTGGACTCTGTATCGCATCGGCTAAAAACTCTGGGGGCTTCGGCCCCCGTTTCTAAAGGAACCACCATGTCATCCAATACCAAACCGATCGGCGTGGCCTACGAAGATCAGAACATCATCGGGTCTGACTCGGTGATGTCTGGTGGCGAGTTGGGCTACACCGCAGACGCAAGCGGTACCGTAACTCAAGCAACTAGCAAATCGACTGGCGTGACTTTGAACAAGTCTGCTGGTCAAATTACTATGAACGACGCCGCTTTGGCTAACGCCACAAACGTCTCGTTTACGTTGACTAACAGCACTATCAGCGCCAAAGATGTCGTAGTTTTGAGCGTTGCAGCTGGTGCGACTGCTGGTGCGTACAACTGCTGGATTTCTGGCAAATCTACCGGAAGCTGCACAATCACATTGCGCAACCTTTCCGGCGGTTCATTGTCTGAGGCGGTTGTCATTAACTTTGCAGTAATTCACGTACTGTAAAACCACGGGGCTTCGGCCCCGTCTACCTTATGCCTATTATTTATCTACAGCACCCCGTTCACGGCTTCAAAATCGCCAACATGGAAATGGAGGCTGAATTTGATGAACAAAACGGCTGGGAACGCTATAATCCCGACACGCCTTCGGCTCCCGAAGTAGCGGCGCCAGCTAACGCGCTGGATGTCAAACGTCGTCGTAGCCGCCCGCCTGTAGAGGTAGCAGCGGCAGAATAAGGAGCTTGAATGGCAACCGCCTTTGACCAGATTAAGGCAGCGCTTCGGCTGATTGGCCAACTGGCTGAAGGTGAAGAGCCATCACCGCAGGCTGCTCAAGATGCGCTAAACGCCATGAATCAGATGATTGATTCGTGGAATACCGAGCGTCTGGCTGTGTTTTGTACTGAAGATCAGGTGTTCAACTGGCCGCCGGATCTAATCACCCGCACCCTTGGCCCGACCGGCGATTTCGTCGGCAATCGTCCTATTCTGATTGACGATGCAACGTACTTCCGTGACCCGCAGACCAACGTGTCTTACGGCATCAAGCTGATCAACCAGCAGCAGTACAACGGCATTGCGGTTAAGACGGTCACCAGCACCTACCCGCAGGTTATGTTTGTGAACAACACGTTCCCAGACATCACCATGACCATCTACCCCAAGCCAACGCGCGTGCTGGAGTGGCATTTTGTGTCGGTGCAGCAGCTAACCAAACCGGCTACTTTGAACACCGTACTGTCGTTCCCGCCGGGCTACCTGCGTGCGTTCAAGTACAACTTAGCGATGGAAATTGCCAACGAGTTTGGTGTTGAGCCTATGCCGCAGGTTACTCGGATTGCGATGACGTCTAAACGTAACCTGAAGCGCATTAACAACCCAGACGACGTGATGTCGATGCCTTACTCGCTGGTCGCTACTCGCCAGCGGTTCAACATCTACGCGGGTAACTACTAAGCCGTGAAGACGCCGATCCTCGGTCAAGCCTACGTGGCTCGCAGCCTTAACGCTGCGGACGCGCGGATGATCAACTTATTTCCCGAGACGGTGCCTGCGCCCGACGGCAAAGAGCCTGCGTTCTTGAACCGTGCCCCAGGCTTGCGTAGGCTGGGTGTGGTGGGCACTGGCCCCATCCGTGGCTTGTGGTCGTACGGCAATTACATGTACGCCGTCTCCGGCACTAAGTTCTACCGTGTTGACAGCAACTGGGCAGCCGTTCCGCTAGGCAATGTCAGCGGCACAGGGCCAGTGTCGATGGTTGACAACGGTACGCAGCTCTTCATTGCGGCCAACCCCGACGGCTACATCTACGACGCAGCTACTGAGGAATACGCCGAGATCACTGACGTGGACTTTCCCGGTGCGGTGACTGTCGGCTATCTGGATGGCTACTTTATCTTCCAAGAGCCTAACTCGCAGAAGTTCTGGACGTCTGAGCTGCTTGACGGCACCCAGATCGACCCACTGTCGTTCGCTAGTGCTGAAGGTATGCCCGACAACTTGGTGTCGCTGTTTGTCGACCACCGCGAGGTATGGTTGTTCGGCACCCAGTCGGTTGAGGTCTGGTACAACGCGGGCGACACGCCGTTTCCGCTGGCTCGCATCCAAGGTGCGGTCAATGAGATTGGCTGCGCGGCGACCTTCTCAGTGGCTAAGATGGACAACTCGCTGTTCTGGTTAGGGTCTGACGCCCGTGGCCAAGGCGTGGTGTTTCGTGCCAACGGCTACACCGGCCAGCGCATCTCGACCCATGCGGTTGAGTACGCTATCCAAAGTTACGGCACCATCTCTGACGCGATCGCGTTTACCTACCAGCAAGATGGCCATGCTTTTTACGTGCTGAGCTTTCCGACCGCCCAAAAAACATGGGTGTTTGATGTAGCTACCGCCGCATGGCATGAGCGCGCTGGCTTTGCCAACGGCGAGTTTATCCGCCACCGTGCCAACTGCCAGACGTTCTTCAATAACGAGGTAGTGGTTGGCGATTTCCAGACGGGCAAAATTTACGCGTACGACCTTGACGTGTTTGCTGACGACACGCTGCCGCAGAAGTGGCTGCGGTCATGGCGGGCGCTGCCGCAAGGGCAGAACAACCTAAAGCGTACCGCCCAGCACGCGCTGCAGCTCGACTGCGAGTCGGGCGTTGGGCTGGTCACTGGCCAAGGGTCTGACCCGCAGGTCATGCTGCGCTGGTCGGACGATGGCGGTCACACCTGGTCAAACGAACATTGGGCTGGTATCGGCAAGATGGGTGAGTATGGCTTCCGTGCCTTCTGGCGGCGGCTAGGCATGACTAACAAGTTGCGCGACCGCGTCTACGAGGTGTCTGGCACCGACCCCGTCAAGATCGCCATTATGGGTGCCGAACTCGCTTTGTCCGGCACCAATGCCTAACGCAGATAACGAGCCGCAGATACCCAAGAACCAGTCGCCGATCACCGATGATCGGACAGGGATGGTGTCGCGGGATTGGTATCGGTTCTTCCTAAACTTACTCAACAAGGCCAACCAAGGCGGTGGCGGCGGCACCGGCACAGTCACGTCGGTTAATGTGTCGGGCGGCACGACGGGGCTGACGACCTCTGGCGGGCCGGTGACCACCTCCGGCACCATCACGCTCGCGGGCACCTTAGATGTCGATAACGGCGGCACGGGAGCTACCACAGCAGCCAACGCCCGCACGAACTTGAGCGTGCCGAGTACGACAGGATCCGGTGCGTCTGGTACGTGGGGCATCGACATCACCGGCAATGCGGCTAACGTCACAGGTACGGTAGCAATTGCCAACGGCGGCACCGGCCAAACTACGGCAGCGGCGGCCATTACAGCTTTGACAGGCACGCAGACGTCAGGTTATTACCTGCGCTCAGATGGCACTAACGCGGCTTTGAGTGCTATTCAGGTTGCGGACGTACCGACGCTTAACCAAAACACGACAGGCCAAGCAGGCAGCGTGGCCAACGCCCTGACTGCGGGCACCGGCATTTCGTACAGCGTCGGCTCGACGTACGACGGCTCGGTCGCCGTCACGATCAATAACTCCGCGCCTGATCAGGTAGTGTCGTTGACCGGCGGCACAGGCATCAGCACGTCCGGTACGTACCCGAGCTTCACCATCACCAACACCGCGCCAGATCAGGTCGTTTCGCTGACGGCTGGCACGGGCATGAGCGTCACCGGCACGTACCCCAGCTTCACGCTGACGAATACTGCGCCTGACCAGGTGGTGTCGCTGACCGGCGCTGGCACGACCAGCATCTCAGGCACATACCCTAACTTCACCATCACGTCGAACGATCAGTACGTCGGTACGGTCACAAGCGTGTCCGGCACCGGTACGGTCAACGGTATTAGCCTATCCGGCACGGTGACGTCCAGCGGTAGTCTGACACTCGGTGGCGCCCTAACCGGCGTTGATCTAACTACGCAGGTAACTGGCACGCTGCCGATCGCTAATGGTGGTACCGGCCAGACGAGCGCGAGTGCAGCCTTTAACGCCTTGTCGCCGGTCACCAGCACAGGCGACTTGATCATCGGCAACGGTGCGAACAGCTCTACCCGCCTGCCGATTGGTGCCAACAATTACGTGCTGACCTCGAATGGCACGACAGCGGTTTGGGCGGTAGCGACCGGCTCGGGCGCAACGATTACGAACGACACCAGCACGTCAACGAACGTCTATCCGACCTTCGCTGCAGCTACGTCTGGCTCGCTGTCGACCATCTATACCAGCAACGCCAAATATCTGTACAAACCTAGCACAGGTGAATTAACATCGGAGCATTTCATAGCAGGCAACGGTATCTATGTTAATAGTTTGACTATAGATGTCAGCTATACAATTGCTTCAGGTACGTCAGGTATGTCGGCAGGCCCGGTAACGGTAGCCAGCGGCACAACGGTGACGGTGGCAAGCGGCTCACGGTGGGTGGTGTTATGAACGATCTTGCAAATACGGAAGAAAAGGTCAA